TTGTATCATTTTAAAAATAGAGGATACAGGCCTTTTAGTTTAAATAGACCAGATAAAAAATATAATAAATTATCAAAAACCGAAAAAGAAATAGGAGGTATACCTAATACTTCAGAAGATGTAAAACAATCACATGCGGCAGCTATAGAGTCGTATATAGAAAAATACGTAGGAATAGATATGAATGGTGTAAACAGGGTGCAAGGAGATATAGGAGATGTATATTTTCAAAGGACATTAGAAGATTGGGTTAAGTTTGACATAAACAATAGAACCAAGTTTGATGCATCTATTAGCTCTGGTTTAGCAATTATGGCTAATCAAAAGCACTTGTATACGCCGACCAAAGAAAAAACAAAAATAAGCATTAACTTTGCGAGATATAATAACACCGATAAAGTTAGTCGAATAATTGATAGATGAAAGACGTTACAATTAATTTAAAAGCGGCTGCGTTTCCTAATGAATTTGCTACTGACGCACAGAAAGACACGTTAGAGTACGGTCTTCAAATAGGACAGGCGATACAGTACGAATGGTTTAGGAAAGATAACGGCTCTTGCCGATTCTTAAACCAATGGGGTGAGTTTAATCGCCTTAGGCTGTATGCGCGAGGAGAGCAGTCTGTTCAAAAGTATAAAAATGAACTTGCTATTGATGGAGATTTGTCCTACCTAAACTTAGACTGGACTCCAGTTCCTATTATCCCAAAGTTCGTAGACATTGTTGTTAACGGATTAAACGATAGACTTTTTAAAGTAAACGCTTTTGCTGAGGACGCATTGTCTGCAGAAAAAAGAAATGAGTTTCAAGATGCGGTACAGGCTGAAATGATAGCTAAACCACTACTTCAACAAATAGAGCAACAATTTGATTTAAACGTAATGACAATGCAAGAAGCAGAAATTCCTGAATCAGACCAGGAGCTTGAGCTTTATATGCAAATGAAATATAAGCCCGCTGTAGAAATAGCGGCTGAAGAAGCTATTGATACAGTTTTAAACGAAAATCATTACGGAGATATAAGAAAAAGAGTTGATTATGATATTACTACTTTAGGAGTGGGAATGGCTAAACATCAATTTCTGCCGGGTGCAGGTATTCAAGTAGACTATGTTGATCCCGCTAACGTGGTGTTTAGTTATACAGAAGATCCTTATTTTAAAGATTGTTTTTACTGGGGGGAAATTAAAACTATTCCTATGTCAGAATTAGTTAAAATAGATCCTGACATCAGTAACGAAAATATGGAAGAAATTGCCATGTATAGTCAGTCATGGTATAACTACTATAACAATCAACAGTTTTATGAAAACTCTTTGTTTCACAGAGACACTTGTACACTTCTATATTTTAATTACAAAACCACTCATAGTTTCGTCTACAAGAAAAAAGAAATGCCAGACGGCTCCTTTAAAGTGGTTTCTAAAACAGATGAATTTAATCCTCCTGAAGAAATGCAGAAGGAAGGTAAGTTTGAAAGAATTGAAAAAAAGATAGAGGTATGGTATGACGGTATAATGGTAATGGGAACTAATATCCTTTTGAAGTGGGAATTAGCTGAAAATATGGTTCGCCCTAAATCAGCCAGTCAACACACATTACCTAATTATGTGGCATGTGCACCAAGAATGTACAAAGGAAATTACGAGTCTTTAGTAAGGCGTATGATTCCTTTTGCAGATGGAATTCAAGTCTCTCATCTGAAACTACAACAAGTTATTTCTCGCATGGTTCCTGATGGCGTTTATATTGATGCTGATGGATTAAATGAAGTTGATTTAGGAACTGGTAATGCATATAATCCAGAAGACGCGTTACGATTGTATTTTCAAACAGGTAGCGTAGTAGGTAGAAGTTTTACTCAAGACGGCGAGTTTAATAATGGTAAAGTTCCAATAAGCCCTCTAACAGGTAATAGTGGTAGTGGTAAAATGCAAATGTTAATTCAAAACTATAATCATTATATGGATATGATTAGAACTGTGACGGGTCTAAATGAAGCCCGTGACGGATCTACTCCAAACCCAGATGCTTTAGTTGGGGTACAAAAGTTGGCTGCGCTTAATTCTAATACAGCAACGCGACACATATTAAATGCAAGCTTGTTTATTACTCAAAGAATAGCTGAGGGTATATGTTTAAGAACAGCAGATGTTTTACAATACGCAGACTTTAAAGATCAATTCGCAATGCAAATTGGTAAATACAACTTAAACCTTCTTGAAGATATCAAAAACTTATACTTACATGATTTTGGAATATTTTTAGAATTAGCACCTGACGAAGAAGAAAGGGCTATGCTTGAGCAAAACATACAAATGGCTCTATCTAAAGAAGATATTAATTTAGAGGACGCGTTAGATATAAGAGAGCTTCATAATTTAAAGCAAGCAAATCAATTATTAAAATTAAAGCGTAAACAAAAAACAGAAGCACAGCAGCAGCAACAAATGGAAATGCAAGCTATGCAGGCTGAACAACAACAAGCCGCTATAATGGCTCAATCTCAAGCTGACCAGCAAAAGAAAATGATGGAAATGCAAAACGCTATGCAGCTTAAACAAGCTGAAATATCTATGGAGATAGAAAAAATGAATAATGAAGCTATGCTTAAGTCTCAGTTGATGGATAAAGAGTTTGCTTTTAATATGCAGCTAAAAGGCATAGAGCAATCTCAAATTGATCAAAGAGAAGCAAGTAAGGAAAAGGGAAAAGCAGATAGGATAACTATGGCTAACTCTCAGCAATCAAAAATGATTGAGCAAAGAAAAAGAAATCTACCTCCAATAAATTTTGAATCTAATGAAGACACACTCGATGGGTTTGATTTAGCTCAATTTGGACCTAAATAAATACAATGAGCAAATTAAATAAGAAAATCCGAAAAAGAGAAAGACCCGCTGCAATAGTAAAAGAGTCTACAAGTGTTGCATCACGTTTACCTACTAAACCTCGTAGAAAACTAACAAAGAAATTAACACCTAAGCAAATAGCTGCGAAAAAAAAAGGTCTGCTAAAAGATATACCTAAAGGTTTAAAAGCAAAAAGATTAGGTGCTTCTGGAAATTTAGGAAACATAGGAGCTGGTGTAAAGGGTTTATACAAAGCAGGTAAATGGATGCTTAAAGAATATGCACTTGGTAAAGCCGTAGAGAAAATAGACAAAAAAATTAGCAAAAAAAGTTAACTATGTTTGGTGACTTTAGTATTGAAAAATTTAAAAGGACTTCTTACCCTAAAGATTTTAGCTTAAAAACTTTAAGTGAAATAAAAGACCTTCAGTCAAATCCTATTGACGTTGATTATTCTGAAAAATACAATAAAATAACAGATGTTTTTAAAAATCTTTTTGTAAACAGAACTCGAAAATATCCAGAAAAAATTGTAAAAGAATTATTAGATAATTCACGTCCTATAATATTAAAACTAAAAAATTATCACGACAGGCGTAGACCAAATGTAGTGGCTAAAGACAGGGGTATAAAGCTATCATATCATAAAATGAAAAGCGCACAAACGCCGTCTTTTCCCTCAGGACACTCTACACAGTCTAAACTGGTTGCTTTAGTATTAAGTGACCTTTATCCTGAAATGCGTAATGAATTCATGACTGCTGCAGAACATATATCAAAAAGTAGAATTGTAGCAAGAGTACATTATGAATCAGATAAAAAAATTGGTGAACAGTTAGGCGAAAGCCTTTTTCATCATCTAAAAACCGCTTAAAAACAATAATAAATTAATGTTTAATTTTGTATAAAAATTTAATCTAATGGAAATCAAAGTAAAAGCAGTGGACGGCAACACTCAAAAATCAAAAGCCGAAATTGAAGAAAATTTGTTGACCCAGCACAACACTGAACAACAAGAAGAAGCTAAACCAGAAGTGGTAAAAGCAAATACAACAGAAAGCCCTGTTGTTGAAAAAGAACAGGTACAGGTTGAAGAACCAGAAGATAAAACTCCATCGTCAGAGTTAAATGACGAAAATGTTCTTTCTTACATTAAAGATAGATACGGCAAAGATATCAGCTCTGTTGATGAATTGTTTGAGACGAAAGAATCAAACCCTGATTTACCAGAAGATATTAAACTGTATTTTGATTATAAAAAAGAAACTGGACGTAGCATAGAGGATTTTGTAAAATTACAAAAAGACTATACTGCTATGGACGACGATTCTGTTTTAGCCGAGTTCTATGGTATTCAAGAAGAAGGTCTTGATGCTATAGATATTCAAGACATTATGGAGGATAAGTTTGGCGTTGATGAAGACGTAGACGAACCAAAAGAAGTTAAGAAGAAAAATTTAGCTAAAAAAAGAGAACTTGCAAAAGCGAGGAAATTTTTTAACGAACAGAAAGATAAGTATAAAATCCCTCTTGAGTCAAGCGGGGGTGGATTATCTGAAGATCAAGAAAAAAACCTTAATGCTTATAAAAGTTATATAAGAGAATCAGACACTCAAAAGGAGCGTCAAGAAAAGGCTTATGATTATTTTAAAAAACGTACAGACGAAGTATTTAACGATGAGTTCAAAGGTTTTGAGTTTAACGTGTCTGACGAGAAAAAACTTAGTTATAAACCCGGTACTGCTGAAGAACTAAAAAGCAAACAAACTGATGTTAATAAATGGCTTAGTTCATTTTTAACAGAAGAAGGATTAATTAATGACGCTACCAAGTATCATAAAGCAATGTCAGTTGCTATGAATCCTGAAAAGTTTGCTAAGTATTTTTATGAGCAGGGTGTTGCTGCAACAGTAGATGATGTAGCAAAAAAGTCTAAGAACATTAATATGGATGTTCGTAGAGCCCCTCAATTAAATACAAAAAATAGTTTGAAGATAAGGCCAGTTGGTGATACTACGAGTGGAAGAGGACTTAAAATTAGAAGTATTAAAAAAGTTTAACAATTAAAATTTAGAAATTATGGCAGTAAATTTAGCCCCAGGTTTCGATTTACAACCTTCTGCACAACAAATTCCGTTGGAGCAGAATTACATCAATAATTTTGATTTCTTGAATCAGTATCTACCTGATACTTATGAAAAAGAATTCGAAAGATATGGTAATCGAAGCATTAGTTCATTCCTACGTATGGTAGGAGCAGAAATGCCTTCTAACTCTGACCTTATTAAATGGGCAGAGCAAGGAAGATTGCATATTAAATATTCAGGATGTACTTCAGCAGCAGCTGTAGGTACAGACGCTAACGCTGTTTGGACAATTCCTAACAACGCAGCTAACTTTAACCCAGGCATTACAGTGCCAGCGGGATCAAGTGGAGCTCGTAACGTGTTAAGAGTAGGACAAACAGTAATGATTTCAGACAACACGCCTGGATCAAACCTTACAAACAAAGCAGTTGTAACTGCTGGACCAACAAATGCTAACCCTAACCAATTCACAGTAGCTTACTATGAAGCGGGAGGTCAAGCAATGGATGGTGTAGCTGGTGCAGGAGCTGTACCTTGTGACATATTCATTTATGGTTCTGAGTTTAACAAAGGAACAAGTGGAATGGATGGATCATTAGAAGCTGACGATTTATTCTTTGATAATAAGCCAATTATTATAAAAGACAAATATTCAGTATCTGGATCTGATATGGCTCAAATTGGTTGGGTTGAAGTAAGTGGTGAAGACGGCGTAAGCGGATACTTATGGTATTTAAAGTCTGAGCACGATACAAGATTAAGATTTGAAGATTACATGGAGACAGCTATGATTGAGGCAGTACCCGCTGAAGCAGCTTCTGGAGCAGGAGACTTTTTCCAAGGCACAGCAGGTGGTGCATCTGCAGCAAACCTTAACGGTTCTGATGGTGTATTCTTTGTAGTAGGACAAAGAGGTAATGTATTTGGTGGAGGTAATCCAGCAGTATTAGCTGACTTTGACCAAATCATTCAAAGACTTGATAAGCAAGGTGCAATCGAAGAGAATGTTCTTTTCGTAAACAGAAACTTCTCGTTTGATATTGACGATATGTTAGCTGCTCAAAACTCTTATGGAGCTGGTGGTACATCATATGGTTTATTTGATAATGACGAAGAGATGGCACTAAACCTTGGTTTCTCAGGATTCCGAAGAGGTTATGACTTTTATAAGTCTGACTGGAAATATCTTAACGACCCTACTATGAGAGGTGGTTTAACTGCTGGTGCAATCAACGGACTTTTAGTTCCTGCTGGTTCAACTTCAGTATATGACCAAGTCTTAGGTAAAAACGCTAAGAGACCATTCTTACACGTAAGATATAGAGCTTCTGAAGCTGAAGATAGACGTTACAAAACTTGGATCACTGGTTCTGCTGGTGGAGCAAGAACATCTTCTTTAGATGCAATGGAAGTGAATTTCTTAACTGAAAGAGCAGTTTGTGTTTTAGGAGCAAACAACTTCTTCTTATTTCAAGATGCATAGTTAATAGTAGTAATAGTTACCCTCGTTGTA